TCCAACCAGCAATGAAATAGTGTGGCGATTGTCCCGTCACCAACACTGCAATGTCATTGGGTCGATCGTATTCGTGAATTATCAGCTGTCCGGTGACGTACTTCGTCCATCTGACTTCGATCGCATTGCCTACGTCTGCCTTGACCTTACGCTTTTGTTCATAAGGGTCAAACGGTAAATTGAAGTATTTGGCAACCACCCATTCACTGCCAATTGATTCGGCAGATTCGACCAGGTATTCAAACGTTCCCAAATCCTTTTGGTGACGTTGTGGATTGTCGCTGAATTTGTTGTTGTCGGCTGCAAATTTGACCGCAGCCAACATGCAAATGACTTCTTCCTGTTGCGTCAATTGCATTTTCATTATCTGCAACCCTTGCAAAACCAAATGACCTTTTCGCCGCCGAATTGCTTTTGAAATCCAAATGGGTCAAAACGGGTTAGCATTGAACATTTGTCGCATTGTTCGACTTTGTATTCGTCAACCACTTCGCCATTCAGCAGCAGTTTGGCGGTCATGGATTGCGGGTAGATGATTTCTGAATAATCACTCATTTGAAGGTCACCCACAACATTGCAATGACCAGCACAATTTCAACGCAAACAAGGATTTTGACCAATTGTTGTTTTGTCATTGGGCACGCCACTTTCCATTTGACCCGAACATGTACCACTGGGGCTGACATTGATTAGCCTTTTCGCGTTCAGGGCAGAAATAACCTGCCCAGTCGTCGCCGTTTTTCTTCTTGCCAGTTTTCCAAACGCGGTGACCGTGGTTGCATTTTGGGGCTTCTTCGACCAGTTGACCGCCCAATTGCCCGTCGATCTCGGCAATGGCGTCACGCAATGTCACGCCGTCAGCTGAAGAACCAAATGACGGTGTGCCAGCCAATTCGGCTTCACCAGGGGTTTTGAAACTGGGAACGTCACCAAATTTCTTCGCCCACGGGTCATAATCGTCAGCCGTAGATTTCGCAACTGCCGTGCTGATCGTTTCGACCTTTTCCATGTCCTGACGGGTTGGGCGTTTGTCCGTACCCAGCAATAGACCAATGGCGCGTCCAATGCTGCTTGTGACCGTATCTTCGCAAAAAAATTTCTTCATTTGGACGTTGTATGTTGCCACGTTGCCGAAGGCGTAATCGATCGCCGACGGCTTTTCGTCCTCGTACTCTTTGAAGATTTGGGTCTGAACAAGAATAAAACCCTTTTCAGCGTTGAATTCGACAATGTGATTTTCAATGCGACCTGACGGGTGTGTTTCCCAAAAACGTTTGATTCGTGCCGCTACGTCCTCATAGTTGTCCAGGAAGCCAGCCATTATTTGACCGCCTTGTTTGCCATGTGACGAACCATTGCCTTACGTCGTGCCATGCCTTCGCGCTTGCCTTCTTTGAAGCCTTTTGCGTATCCCGCAGCGGCTGCCATGATCATCAAGCAAATCACGCCAACCAAACGACCCAGCGTTTGCGGGTCAAGTAGATCAAGTACCATTTTGAATTCTCCCGATTCTAGGCGGTAGGACTACCACCTGAACTCAGGGTGACGCATGATTGGCGCGCGGTCAAGAACCTTGCGTGTTTGTCGGCGTGTCGATTGGCTTCGGCTTAGATTTCAGCCCATTGCCAGCAAGTACCCCGCCCAATGAACCAGTCAGGAAAATTGCCAGGGTTTTCAATAAATCAATGAATGCCGCGTCGTTGGGTGCTTGCGCCCCAATTGGCTGCGTCACGAAGATCAGCGCATAAGTGATTCCAATGGTGACGATCAAAAAAACCATTGCCAGCGTTGTGCCAATTATCAAAATCAGCTGCGCGTGGATTTCTTCAGGGGTTTTGCGACGGGCTGGTTTGTTGTACGACTTTTCCAATGATGTCGTCAGTGCATGTTCCAGTAGGGACGCACTGCGGCTTTTGGCATTCCGCCTTTGTCCAGTTGTCGAATTCTTGGCATTCATAACGTGTCCACCCCTGGTATCCGCAAGCGGTCAGGGTTAGTGCAAGTGCCCAAACCAACCCTGCCGCCGCGAATCTGCGGTTCACTTCCCCGTAGAACCGAAGGCTTTGTCGTTGGGATTTAACCAGCGCAAGATCACTGGTGCAACGGCTGCGACCCCACCCATTGCAAGGGTTTTTGGGTCAGTAACGCCCGCCATGTATAGGGCAAGTGCTGCCGCCATAAATGATCGCGCCCATGACGCGACTATTGCTTTGCTTTTGTCCATTTTTTCTCCTTTGTTGGTTTTGCTGCCGACTTCGGCATTTCAACAATTGGAAATTCGCCCTTGTAAGGGACAAATTTTGGAATTCCAAAACCTACGATTTCCTTGCCTTCACCGTATGACCGAACCTTCACCATAACCATGCCGCCATTGCGTTGGTCGCCCGTTCCGCTGGTGTTGCCTTCGATCGTCAAGCACGTTTTTGTGTCAATTAATCCCACGACAATTCCAATGTGAGAAATACGATCAACGCCGTCATGTGGGAAATCCATGAACGCCAGGTATCCCAATTGCGGCATGCCTGACCAGCGTTGAATTTCTTTGAATTTGTGTGCGCCAATTGCAGTTGACACAACTGAATGAATTTTAACGCCTGCCTGTGCAGCACACCAATTGACAAAACTGCCACACCAGGGCAAACCGTCTGCCTTTGTGAATTTGCCGTATTTGGTCAGGTTCTCGCCTTCTTCGATCGTGCCGACTTCAGCTGCTGCGACTTCGATCAACCGTGCGTTTGTGCCTTGTGGATAGTTAGACACCCAATGCCGCCTTCAAGTCGTCAATTGAAAGTCCAACCGAAGCCAATTTTTCAGCAATGGTTGGTTGTGGGTCGTCAATTGCGACATGTGCTGCGACTGCCGCTTCCAATTGTGCTTTTGTCACTTTATCGCTGACGGCAGAAATTGTGTGTTCGCCGTTGATCGTTTCCATGTTTAACCCGCCAGCATTTAATTCTTGATCTAACTGGGCAAGGTTGATTTTTTTTGTTGTTTTAACCATTAGCACACCACCTGAAATCTAGGATAGACACGAGATGTGTCTCCAATAAGTTGCGCAGTACCTGCATTAACTTTCCATTCCCAGTCAAAATTGTATGATGTTCCAGCGGTTAAACCCGTAATCACGAAGGTTGCAGTAGGAAAAACAACCGTTCCCATGTAACTGTTGTCATACACTGTCATTCCGTACGTAGTACCTGAACCACAACTGACGCGCCAGTCAGTGTTTGTCACGCTGGAATTTGTAAGCATGCCAGTGCAAACCGCGACGGCGGTCGTTCCCGTTGGCGTTGCAGTGATTCTCAAATTTGTTGAATCAATGGCGACAAATGTTGTTGATGTTGTTGTCTTGTTTGCGTTTGTTGTCATGGTTTTGCCGTACGCCGCCGCGCCTGCTGCTGGTGTTGCCCATTTCAAACCTGTCGCTGTTGATGAGTCTGCCGTCAGGACTGTGTTGTTTGCGCCAACACCAAGTCGCGCGTCCACTGTTGTGAAGGTAAATAAATCACCTTTCGTTGTCAATGGTGTCACGTCAGCAGTTGTTGTCCACTCTGGGACGCCCCCACCTGATACCGCCAAAACCTGACCCGCAGTGCCAATTGGCAAACGTGTGTTGGTGTTTGCAGTTGCTGAAGAATAAGCAAGATCGCCCAGCGTCGTGCCTGGTTGCAATGCCTTCAACCGCGTGTCAACGCCTTGCAATGCAACGTCAAAATCGGCTGGAAGATCGGTGACCAGGTCACTCGACGTTGGAAGAACAAAACCGTAATTCGTCGTTGGATTTGCCATGTGTGTTTCTCCTTTTCTACGCCACTATTGTGGCATTTGCCCAGTCTAAAGTCGGCGACACGCTTGACCAGGTTTCGGTGATCGGTACGTCGTTCCAGCGCATTGCCTGCAATGAGTATGCCAGCGGTGACAACAACAATGTGACACTCAAACGGTTATAGGCGGCTTGAAATGACCAACCTTCGACAAATCCCTGAAACGTACCCGAATTCATGTTGAGTGGCAGATTGTTCAGGGCAATTGCTTCACCCATGAAAATGTTGATCAGGTTGTCACGGTCGCCGTTGTCCATTTCGGGGTTGGTCAAGTCAAACGTGATTTCGCTAAAAATTGGCTGCGGTTGGGCGCGTAGGGACAAATAAAAATTTGCCTGGGCAGTTGCGTCAGATGCATTGTGCAACGTTGTTTCAATGATTTGCGCAAGCGTGCCGTATTGGGCAATAGACGCCGCGTCAGTGGCAGAACGTTCGCTGCTGCTGGTTGCGTCAAATTTGATTGTCAAGGAGTTGCGAACGTCGCCCACACGGGTTTCAATGCGCAAACCTGCTGCGCGTGCTTGATTTGCGTCAAGGTCAACATAACCATTTGCTGAAAGATAAGTTGTGCGGTGCGTACTGTCTGCATAACCAATGCGACCCTGGGCGTCCTCATAAATGTAACCCAGCCCCGAAGTTGCCAACGCTGAAACCAGTGAATAAACGTCGGTTCGTTCGCTTGAACGCGCCGCTAATTCATAATTGCCAGGGGTGTCGATTTCGCCCAAACCATTGTTTTCTGCATTTGCCCAGGTTGTCGTTGGGTCGTAAGTCGCCCAAGTCAATGACCCTGGCACTTCAGCCCATGAACCAAACAAAACCTGACTCAAAATTGTTTCGATTTGATTGCCGTCAAAATCCTTTGACAAAACGCCGTTTGTCAACGCTTTCGGCAAACGTGCCAATGCGCCCAATGCGGTGATCGAATACGTCTGCGTAAACATGGTCGAACCAACATCGCGCACTTCCAAACCAATGTCGACGACATTGCCGCCAAAAATGGCAACAAATGTTCCTGATGTATCTTTGACCGAAACACCGATTGTTGAATTGATGTTGACTGGGATTGCGGTTTGACTCACGTCTAGCAGCTGAAGATTGACATAACCCGCTTGTGCTTGTTCATAAATGTTTGTGCGACCGCTGCGAATTGTAAGATTTGCCAAAATTGCGTCGGTGTATTCCACCCCGTCAATTTCAACCAACCAAATGGGTGACCATTGCGTCATGCTATTTGCANNGATAGTAGGAATTGTTTAAGGTTTCAACGATTGTGCGGGCAGTGCCTTCCTTGTCAAATGCACCCGTTACGGTCAGGTTGATCGTCGTACCCATTGAAGCCGCTTCAGCCTGACGGAATGAACCAGCATTGAAAGTGCCTGAAACAACGTTCGTCGCAGCGGCAGCAGTTGCAGCAACCTTCGCGGCAGTTGAAACACCGCCACCGCTTGACGTTGTCGCCCCGCCCCCTGAAGGTGCAGAAATTGTCGGGATTGTTGGCACTGCCGTTGAAACCGTTGGTGTCTTAATTGACGGGACGCTGACCGTCGGTGTTGAAATCTTTGATACGTTTGGCAAAAATGGAATTGCATTGTAGGCAGAAATCAGGGCATTGATTCCAGCAACCGCCCCGGAAATCAAACCGTTCAAAATCTTGACTACACCCGCAATAACGTCAATAACGCCGCCTGCAATTTTGCCTGCAACCTGTAACGCCCCGCCCAGTACCGTGCCGATCACTGGTGCAAGATAGGTTGCAATGTAACCGCCAAATTCTTTGAATGTGTCTAGGTTGTCACCAATTGCGTTTTTGACGTACGAAAACGCCTTTATTAAACCGTTGATGATTGGTGTGAAAACGCTGGTGATGATGTTGCCCAATGTTGTGATCGTGCCACCAAGTCCGCTGCCGTCCAGGCTAAATGCTTTTGAAAATGCGTTGATTGCTGGCAATGCGTTTTGATTGATGAAGTTGATTACTTTTTCAAGAATAGGCAACAACGCAAAACCAATTGTTTCTTTTGCTTCATTAAACGCAACCTGCATGCGGGCGATTCTTCCCGCGTAGGTATCAGCATTACGCGCAGCAGCCCCACCAAATAAATCTGAAAGGCGACCCTGAACCGCTGTGAAATCCATTGTTTTCAATTCAGCAGCTGAAAGTCCAATGCCCAATTTGCCCAGGGCTGCGGTGTTTCCGTCGTACGCCTTGCCCAATGCGTTGGCAACTGTTTCCAGCGGTTTGCCTGTTGCGGTCGATACGTCCAGCGCGGTTGAAAGTAAATCTTGCGCTTTTGTTATGTCGCCCGTCGATCTAACCAAACGACCAAGTGCAGGGCGCAGTTGATCGTCAGCAACACCCGTGGCAAGTGACATTTGAAGAATCGATTGTTCAGTTGCCGCAATTTGTGCCGTTGTCGCGCCCGTAGCGTTTTCCAACGCCAACGCCAACTGTGTCTGTGCCTTTTCATCTTCAATGGCGGCTTTGACGCCTTCAACGCCGATTTTGATTGCGTAAGCACCAGCGGCAGCAGCGGCAGCGGCAAACGCCGCGCCAACCATTTTGCCAACCTTGCCCATTTTGTCGCCGAAGGTTTCAACGTCAGCTGACGCGGTTTTCAGCGATTTGTTCAGATTGTCAACGTCACCAAGTATCGAAAGTTTAAGGGTGCGACTGCCAGCCATTAGTCAAACTCCTTCACTACCTTGACGAATGCGTTTTCCCAACGCTTGACGATTTCAGGCTGGATTCTGCGCAATGTTGGATAGATAAACCAGCCGCGTGAACCGCGACCTTCACGACCTGACCACACTGGAAATTGCTTTTTTGTGTTCGAACCGAATTCGTTACCCGCCCACAACTGTTGCGTTGTGCCGCCGCCTGAAAACTTTTGCGCTGCAAATCCATAACTGATCTCACCAATTTTGGAAGATTTGGAAACCTTTGCACCTGTGGCAATTCGCACTTTTGCAGTCTGATTGGTGTTGCTGGTCGCCGCTGCGTCAATGACGCTTGATCGAACATAGTCAGCCAATTCGCTGCTGATCGCTTTTGCCTGGTTGGTTGCTTCTTCGTCCATTGCCTTGAATGAACGGGTTATGGCGCGCAATTCTGCTTTGTCATAACTGATTGCGTCAGTTGCCATTTGCCCGCCTTTCCAAGATTTCAATAATTGTCAGAATGTCCTCGGCACTTTCAAATTCATTTGGAGATAGCCCCGTTGCTAGGGCTATCTCCCAAACGATTCGACTTAGGCTTCCGACGGGGTGGCTTTTGGGTTTGCTTCACCGACGATCACTTCGGAAATGGTTTCCGTCCATGCTTCGATTGGCTTGACTGGTTTCCCAGCGGCTTCGCGCTTCATGGCGTGATAGGCAAGGAATACCAAATCGGAAATTCCGATTTTTTCCTGCGCCTGGGCAATGGTGTGACCCGTGTGCTTCTCCCACTTCACCCACTCAGGCGGTGCCGCCGTGTAGGTGATTTGGTCGCCGTTGTTGTATTCAATTGTGATTGGTNNGCCAATGTTGTGTTTGGTGCTGATTCGCAGGCTGACCATAGTGCTTCGCACAATGAACCTGTTGCGCCCCAGTCTGCCAGCATTGAAACGTCAAATGTCCACTGATCGTCCAAATGCTTGTAAGCCTTGCCGTCAAGTGTTTGGTAAGTCTCAATTGTTGGTGAGTTTGCAAGTGTCGCACTGGTCGCCTGTGCGTCGTAGTTCGTGGACGCGATCGTCAGTGTTAGATCGCGACCCGTGATGATCGTTGTTGCCACGTTTTCTCCTTAGGTTGTTTGCGTGTAGTACGTTGAAACGTTGATGTCAGCAACCAACATGGGCGACTGACCCACTTCAAGAACGGTTGGCTTTTCGATCTGACCTACAACGTATCCCGCAGGCATTG